TTGCCTTTTGTTATTATTATGTGTTTGTTGTTTTTGTTACTGCTTCGTGTAGTTTATATAATCTACGCTAACTGCGCAAAATAAAAGTTTTATTATTTTCTTTGCCTTTATTTCTTGCCGTTTTGTTAGTGTTCTTAGTTTAACTACTTTGCCTAGACCACGCAAAATATAAATTACTTTACGTAGACAATATCTATTTAGCTTCCGGTATCAAATTACCGACCAGCAGAAGAATGAAAAATGGCATATGGTCTATTTCTAAACCATATGCCATATTACGTGACTACCTATACTGCGTCAAAATTAAACTTTATTCATACCTGCAAGGGTACGCAAACGGCTAATATAACTTTGATCGTCTGGTTCACCGGATACTGGATCTACTTTCTTTTCCACTTCCGATGCCAAGCTGTTTGTCATATTACGTGGAATAACAATATCTTCTTCCATTTCGTCGTCTTCACCGTGGAATGGTACAAGATGATCGATATAAACATACCAACCACGATCATCTTCATCACCAACCCAGCAACGGCCACGTTCCATGTTAACTTGACTTGGAGTCCAAATACCTGGCTCTTCGTAACCTGTACCAGCCTTGAACTTCACTGGATTACCATTACCCAACCATGATTCCTTGTCTTCACCAGCCCAAGCATCACTTTCGTCTTCGGATTCAATAACATCTGAAGAGTCACCACCGTAGCCACCATCACCAGATACGTAACTTTCATCTGTTGAACTAACACTATTCATGAGTGCCACAATTTCTGGCAGATTAGAAAGGAATTCACCTACTGTCGTAGTTTCTTGATTATAGTGAAGCTTGTCAGCTGACGTAAAATTGTCAATCAATTCAGCTACTGGCTCACCAAATTGTTCAGCCACAGTATCAAGAATGCCACCATAGTTTGAATCTGAACGAATCTTAGCCAATGCTTGATCAAGTCCGGAGCGACGGAGAACACTTTCCATTTGGTCAAGTGACATAGGTTCACCGCCAATTGCTTCGTCCAAATCGTCATCACCATTACGTGACAAACGGTCTTCCAACTTGTGCAAACGTGCCTTAGTGGAAACATAATCCTTGTCGAATGGGTTCATACCATTCAGCTTTGCTTTCACTGACTTGATTTCACTCTTTGCATCGTTGAAGCTAATGTCGCTAGCTTCTTCAATTTGAGACATAAAATCGCCACCCTCTACAGACGGATCTTCGTTTGTACCGTAACGACAAGCCAAACTATCAGCAGTCTTGTGTTGGTGATTTTGACAGAATTCCCAGCCTGTTTGCTTAGATTCAAAAGGACCAGCAACAATAGCAAACTTCTGTGTTACCACGTACCAACCAGCGTTTTCTGACTCTTCAGCCAATTCGTCGGATGATGAAGCTACAATACCATCTTCATCCAAATCATCGTCGCCATTACGGGACAAACGATCTTCAAGCTTTTGTAAGTGTGCTTTCATCGACACGTAATTCTTATCGAATGGGCTCATCTTTGCCAATTGACCCTTCACTTGCTTGATTTGAACCTTAGCATCATTAAAGCTGATATCTGAAGCCTCGTCAGTACGTTCTTTCTTGCTCTTAGCCGCATCACGTTTCTGTTGGTCTTTCTTTTTCTTTTCCGCTGCTGACATAGTTTCGTCATCATCGTTTTTCTTAAAAGACTTACCTTCTTCTACTGGCTTTTTCTTGTTCTTTGCTGCGTCACGCTTTTCTTGATCCTGCTTCTTCTTTTCGGCAGCAGTCATTTCACTGTCGTCATCATTACGCTTGAAACTCTTACCTTCAGTCAACGTAATATTCAAAAGCTCAGCTACTTGCGAGATGGCAATGCTGTCAACATAATTGTGAATAACGTGTTCGCTTGGATACAGGTCGTTCTGTTCAACACGATTCTTGAAAAACAGGAACAGCAAACGTGCCAAAATTGCACGACTAACACCAGTGAGGTTGCCCTTAAGACGACGCTTTACATATTCAGCAGCCACACCAAAAGTATCTGGTGTTTGATCTGCCAACATATATTGAGCTTCTTCATCGTCACTACTTTCAGTAATCACTGATTCTGCTACTGGAGTTTTCTTGCTCTTAGCTGCATCACGCTTTTCTTGGTCTTGCTTCTTGCGCTCTGTTGCTGTCATTTCACTGTCGTCATCATTGCGTTTGAATGACTTGCCTTCATCGATAGGACTTGTACCATTTGTGAATGAACACACGATAAGCAAATCATTTGATTGCTTACTTGGAACAGTACGAGTTTCACCCATCACCAAACCAAATTGTTCAAACACTACTGCTACTGCATCAACAATACGGCTACGGAAAGTGACCATCATTGCAGGATTAATGACGCGGCCATCCAAATAAGCGATAACAACGTTGTTCTCATTAATACGACGCACTTCTGCATTCGCTACTGCACCAACAGCTTTATTCAATGCCATTGTGAGCGCAGTTGAATCCATACTATTTGACTCGTCAGTACGTTCTTGCTTATCGCGTTGAGTATCACGACGTTGCTTGTCTTCTTTCTTCTTACCAACTGCATCTTCATCTTTATTACGCTTGAAACTCTTGCCTTCTTCTACTGAAGAAGCTGGCTCTGGATCGGCATAACCATGAATATCCAAGTTACCTTCCTGCTTATCAAGCCAAGCTGAACGTGCTGCTTCAGTCTTGAATGACTTGCGGAATGGCTTGCTTTTCATGCCCATGTTGCCATAAACTTCGTATGTGCTTTCTGAGGATTCAGTAACTGGAATCTTCTTGTTCTTAGCCGCATCGCGTTTTTGCTGGTCTTGCTTCTTCTTTTCAGCAGCAGTCATTTCTTCGTCGTCATCATTGCGTTTGAACGACTTACCTTCTGTCAGACCCATTGCTCGAACTATTTCGTCGTCAAGATCAACAACATCCATTGGATCGAAACCGGCCAAGTTCAACGCTTGAATACCCTTCTTAGCCTTTGCACCCAACTGTGGGATCAAAGCTGGATTACTGCGACATTGTGAAACCAAGCTGTGGATAGCAGACATGATTGCATCTTCATTGTCATAAACCCAATCAGGATCTGGTTCAAAGTCAGCATCGATTTGGTCAATGATGTCTTCGGTGATAACGCTTTCTTCTACTGGTGTCTTCTTGTTCTTAGCTGCGTCGCGCTTTTCTTGATCTTTCTTCTTCTTTTCAGCAGCAGTCATTTCTTCGTCATCATCGTTACGCTTGAATGACTTGCCTTCGCCAAAGAATGTGTCTGGATCAAAGCTTTCCATCCACGCATCAAATGCACGAATAGCAGCAGTTTCAGCTACTTCATCACCTTCCATTTCTTCGTCTTCATCAACAGTATCATCATCCATTTCTGCATCTTCATGGAATGAACCGTTTTCTTGATCAGCATCAGCATCGTCAGCATTATCACTGTCTTTGTCGTCGCTGTCTTGTGATTGACCAGGTGTAACTGGTGGTGTTGGCTTTACTGGTTGAACTGGCTTACCGTCGTCTGGGTCTTTAGCATCGTCAGCAGGTGCACTATCAGGACGCATGTCTTCCATGACGCTAATGTACTTTGCCACTGTTTCCAGCATTGACTCATCCATTGCTACGCCGCCAAGTGTCAGCAATGATTGGAGAGCTTCTACAGCTTCGGCAACGTTCTCTGAACCTTCGGTCAAAGCTTTGGCTTCGGTAATGCGTGCTGACTCACGAATGTATGATGCTTCATCACGACACATACGTTCAAATGTACGACGAATGTCATGACCACCTGAACGGATAGATTCGCGAACTCGCATCGCTTGAGCTGGCAAGCTCTTCTGGTTTGAACCGATATGACCTGCCACTTTCGACAGATCAGAAAAGTCTTGTGCCATACGGATGATTTGCTGGCCTACTTCATCAGCAAATGTGCCACCGTGATTCACGTGTTGTGTCATAGCGCGTGCGCCAGACAGAACGTTAACAGGGAACAAGAAACGTTCGCCGTGTGCGTTCTCTACAAAAATGCTCTGAATCGAACGACCACGACCGCCAATCATGTTTTCTTTAACACGGGCACTGTGACGAACGATCATGCGAGCATTTTCAAGTTTCAGGTATGAGCTCTTGCTCGTACCATACAAACCTTCCATAATGTTCATAGAATATTCCTTTTGCTCTTTAACCGCTGCTTGTGTGGCGAAGTCACGGGGTGTGATCTTCTTGTTATACTTTCTGACGTTGAACAAGACATTGAACTGAGTTGCAATACGACGCAATACAGTAACGAATTCCAATACTTCGGAAATCTGAATGTCAGTGCTCAAATAAACTTTGACTGCGCTATTATCGCCGTCATTAAGAATACTTACCAGAATGTTATCGCCAGATATATAGAAGCGGCGAGCGTCTGATGGTTCAAATACTCGGTTACCATGCTCGTCATAGAGTACAATATCCTTGCCGTAAGCGCGGAGCACCTGGAATGTTTCCAGACTAAGTTCACTAAAATCGATCATTGGTTTATCCGATGGGTTAACTAAATTATATTTATGCTCAGTTAATTATTACTGGCATGGGTTCGTGAAGCGCGTCTTCTGGGTCAATTGCATCTTTAAGATCTTCATTGTCAATTCCCACCACCCATTGCATTGCCGTTTCAATCATACGTACAATCAATAATGTGGAAGCCACTAAGTCGTCTTTCTCGCCAGATTTACCAGCATAACTGGCACCAGAACTCACAAACATCTTTAACTGTTTGATAAGCTCCTTCGAGCAAATAGTCATACGACGGCTTTCAATCAAACTTTTCATCTTTCCACACGCAGCAAGTTTCTTTCGATTGTCAGTATTAAGACCCTTACGGAATCTACGTGACGACCCAGCTCTACGTTGTTCACTTATGAAAATACCAGGGAAGTTTTGTTCGCCGGTATCATCAATGATTTGAAGAACAGTTTCACCAATGGTATTGTTTTCAACGGTCCAGAATAGTTGTGGCTCACTGTCTTGCGCCGGGTCTTCACGAAGTGTTTGATACAAAATCATAAGGACTTGCAACAGAATACGAACTTGTCCAGGAGCTGGTGTTTGATTGTGCATCCACTCAGCAACTTGTATCATTTCTGGATATTGAAACACTTGTATGGCTGCAAAATCTCCACCTGTACCCAAGCAAGGATCTAGTGCAATCAAATAAGCTCTATTGGCTTCGGGCTCCTTAAACCAACGAACTTTACCAGTATAGAATTCTGGGTCTATAGATCGCATAGCAGTCAAAGTCAAAGCATTGATAAGTGTTTCATCATCAGAAACGAATTCACATTCAAATTCTTGTCGGAAACGTGCTTCACCGAGAGATTCACGGAATGGCGTTGCCCATGCTTCATCTCTATCAGGATGCGCATCCCATTTAACTAAGATTGGCTTGAAGTTGTTACGGCCAACACCACCAGAAATTGGGTTACCAAAATCGTCGGTATTGTCAATGGCGCCCTTCCAGATTTGAGCAAATTGATCTTCGTCTGATTTTGGAGTAGATGTTATAATGCAACTACCACCAGTTGATAGTACTGGTTGGATAGCAGTCCAAAATTCTGTTGCCATAGTTGGGCGCACAAACGCAAACTCGTCCAAGTAAAGCAAGGTAATTGACAAACCACGACCAGCATCTGGCGTCGTGGCCCGAGCGGTAATACGTGAGCCATTGTCAAAAGAAATGGTACCCTTGTTGTATTCAACTACACCAGCACGGATAAAGTTAGGACACTCTTCGTATGAATAACGAATACGGTCCATAATTTCCATTGCTTGAGAAAACTTATTAGCTGCAATAAGAATTTGAGTATCAGGCCTAAACATAGCTAGCCATAATAGATACGCCGCGGCTGTTGTTGTTTTACCCATTTGGCGAGCCGTAAGGCCGACCACAAAGCGATTGTCTGCAAATGATCTGATCATCTCACGTTGATAATCATACAATTTGAAGTGGATAGACCCTTTTATAGGGTGCTGAATCTTAACGAACGTTTCTGTAAAGAATACAGGGTCATCCATACTACGCATCAACTGTGTAAGTTGCTCGTGCGTATAAGTATCTTTCGTGTGACCTTTCTTAACTAGTTCTACATCACCATTTGACATATTATTGTTGCCATCTCAATTTAAAAATTGCGGCATCCTTTTGTTTTTCAAAATGGAACTGAAACATGATGTGTCTAAAATACATCTTGTCTTTCTTGTCCATGTTTAAACGAGTATCATAGAACCAATTATTAGTCATATTCTCGTTAAGCCAATCCTGAACCTCTAATGGCAACATGCCACTATTCTTGATATCAGTATGACTCTTTTCACTGTCAGCCCACAACAGCTTATCTTCAAAGTCGTATTCTGGCATTATCGTCTCAACGCTGTAGATATAGCCATTTTCATTGAGTTCCCATATCGAGTAATCAATAGTTTTACGTTGAGCCGCAGTCATCGTGTTAATGCTATGTTTAAGCTTTGGATGTGATTCAAATAATGTTTGCATACGAACCTATAAAGTATGTAGTTTTACTATCTTTATTTAAAAAGAAAGGTCGGCAATGCCGACCTTTCTTTTGTTTTCTGCTTGTTTTAGAAGCCGAATGCGTCAACCGATGAACTAGTTGGCATATCAAGACCTATTTCTTCACCGTCATCATCAGTTTGACCATCTAAAACATGTTCATATTGGCTGAGGATTGACTGCACTGCTTCTGGTGTTGAACCATGAATCGCCAATGCACCCAACAGTTCTTGAGCATCTTGACCTTGCAAATACAAACTTGCGCCAGTACGTGCATCGGTAACATTCACATTGCCCAAAGCATCAGAGGTATAACCAAAACGTTGGTCGCCACCCATGCCTTCAAATTCATTCAAAGCAAGTGACTCATCAATGGCTTTACCTTCTTCCAACTTATCAGCCAGAGCATGCAAAACGTGTTTGCAATAATCTTCAGCATCGGCATCTGACATGGATTCTTGGCTCAAAATATGAGCAAGCTTTGTCCATCCTGATGCTTTCATGTTGACATCACGATGCATGATTGCCGTATCGCTAATACCAGCCTTGGTTAACACGGTATGAGCCTTGCTCATTGTTTCAGGATTAACTGATTGGCGAATGGTATCCATTACGCCTTCTTCAACTGGCTTTGTCTTAGGATTAACGGACATTGATCGTTTAGGAATATCATCATATTCATGATCAACATCATCACATTCCTTATTAGTATCAGCATCCCAAGGAGCTTCAACCATAGCATCATCTTCGTCTTCGTCGTCTTCGCCGATACCAACAATGACTACATCGTCATCGTCTTGTACAGTTTGATCCATAGCTGGTAAACGATCACCAACACGAACGTTGTCATACATCGAATCGTTATCTAGAACAATGTTATCCCATTCGTCGCGTGGGAAAATTTCAGTTTCACCGGTGGTTTCGTTCTTGGCAGTAACAAAGAAACGACCATCTTGAATAACAGTCATATGTTCTGGGAAACCATCACGATCGATCATGACGCCAGAAACAGGGGCTGATACTTGATCGGCCATTGGATCGATAATTGCTTGCGCGGCTTGCATTGCTGGAGCTGATGCATCTTGAGCCATTTGAGCAGCATCCATTTCAGCTTGGGCTGACGCTTGGGCAAAGGTAGCACGTCGTGCTAATTCAGCATTGGCTGCTGCCAACCACTGCAGATTGGCTTCTGATGTTGCCATTGCTGGCGCCGTACGCATCATATTCATCATAGTGGTCAGATAATCGTCATCCATACCTTCAAAGCGTGGATCAGCTTCGCATACGCCATCTTCTTCCAATGGGTTATCACCTTGATTGTTAATCATGCGATCACCCAAGTCAGCTTCGCCTGGCTTGCTTGCGATCATTGCAACCTTATGGGTACGTGGTTCTACACCACCGAAATCGTAGTCGGCAGTTTCTTTAAGCGTGCCATAACCAACTAGCTGCGCAAGACGATTGAGGTTCAATTTGCTCATGTTAAATCACTTATTTTTGGGCATCTTGGCTACAAGCGTTTTTGCCGCGCCAGTGCGGGGGTTAATAAAGTCTTTAGAAAAACGTGAATTTTCAGTAGAGAAGTTGTCATTGACTGACACCTGCTTTGCATCCTCGTCTTCCTTTTCGATCTTTGGTTCTTCGATATCAGCATTAAAGTCCGCTGCATCTTGAACTGGATCGTTACTTGTCTTTGGCATATCAAGCCATTTAAACAAGGTGCTTGGTGGATCAAACTTTACAGGCTTGCGTTCATCTGCAATCTTTTGCAGAGTATCAAGCAAGTTATTGTTATATGAATTACCGTAATAGTTAGTACCGTCAGCTGTTTGTTCGCTAGCTGGGTAAACTGGGTCAGTATTCAACAATGGAGCAGTTACGAGGTCTTGTTTAGCCGCTTCGTCTTCTACTTCTTGTTTTTGATTGATCAGTGTTGTTTCGATCTCGATCGGTTCGTTAGCACCACGAACTACTAGCATGTTCTCAGGAATACCCAGTAACGCACGCAATTCTTGAGCAGCAACATATGAACTCAATGGAAATGCAGTTTCAATGTCGAGCATATAAACTTCGGCATTGGTTACGTTAGGGAAGTCGAGAGGAACCTTTTGCAGAATGGTCTTGAAAGGACGAGAAATATCAAGCAGCTTAAAACGTTGCAAATAGTATTCGATGCGATCCAAAATTTCAGATTCACTAAGATCGACAGCAACTGTCTTCAGGCGGTATTTGTATGACTTCTCGCTTTCCGAGAGGTATTTAAGAAATGACATATGGTATTCTCCGGAGCAATAATATCTCTATTTATTGGATTGATCCCGTAGCTGGCGGAGAAGTTCATTACGATCTTCAACAATGACACTACCAATATCGATAGGACCATTATTGCCGTCACCACCTTTGTCTTTATTCACAATATCAATCTTCTGCTGCTCTTGATGAATCTTCATAAGATCAAGCTGCGCTTTACGCTTTGAATTCTTAGAATCCAAAGCAATCTTATACATAGTAGCTGCCGTTTCAAAAATACGACCTGCTGAACGAGTATCGATATTATAACCAAGATCCATAAGATCTCGGCTATGTTGAATAGTCTCGTCATACATCTTATCCATGCTAACTTCATGATCTCTAGCTTCTTTTGCTTCGTGATCAATATCAATTAGTGGATTAGAGGCCAATGCTTCACCAACTTGAGCTGATAATGCATTTTGAGAGGTGGTATCTATTTCACCATCCTCATTAACTACTGGTTCTGGAACATCAGGACCAGGCGCTGATGTTCGCAGCAAGTTTTCAAGCGTCGGGAGATCCAACGCATCTTGGATGCTCTTACTCATTTCTTTTTATTTCCAAAAAGTTGATCTTCTGTTAGAACACGAAAGGTCAGGCCATTTTTATGGCACCAAGCAATAGCAGATGCCCATTTGGCTTGATTGACAGCCAATGTTGCTTGATCTTTCTTACTCTTCGCTCGCTCAACGTAGGTTTCTTTTGCTGGTTTGATTTCAACAAGTTCAGCACGTCGTTGTCCTGTTTTATCAGTAAAGACAATCATCAAGTCTGGAATGTAGAAATGCCACTTTCCAGTTAATGGATGCTTGTATGGAATAGAGATACTTTCACTTGCCCATTGAGTTACACTTGGGTGAGCATCTAATACTCGGAATACTGATAATTCCCAACTTGATCGATATACGATTGGATATTTACCAATGTATTTTTCTGGTTTCGTTGGGCGCCATTCGCCTTGGCTATATTTTGTCATACGATAGTTGAATCCATGGAAGGCGGCCCACCACCACCGGTGTTTGTACTAGTGGTGAATACCCCGATTTGTGCACTGCTAGGACTATTTTGATTAAGTACACCAAGTGCAGTTGAATCTAATGATAACCCGGAGGTAAAGCCATAACCACTATTTGAACTAGTATTTGATACCAAATTGGCCGGGGCTGTACCAGTCGCTATAGATGTCGCAGTAACTGAAGCGGCAACCGCTTGTTTGGTAGCCGTTGGAGTGTTAGCTCCAAAGAATTGAGATACCGCACCATAAGACTGACTATACGTTGACGCCGGGATGGTATTTTGACCCAAAGTTGATGCAGCAGAAAGAGCCGCATTTGGATTTGTGGCTACGCCACTAGTCAATGCCGAAATTGCGTTTTTACCAGAAAACGATCCATTCATAATACCAGGAAGGGCTTTGGAAAATGTATTACTCAATGGGTTGTTTTGGCCAAACACTGCGGTACCAAACGCACCAAGTACACCGGTACCAATCTGCTTTAACCCACCACTCAATAGATTCTTACCACCAGGAGCTAAGAAAGTAGCTGCCAAACCCAATAACGATGCACCACTGCCAGTTGGATTTTGGGTGTAATCACCAGGAGCATTTGATCCAGGTGTATAACCGGGAATAGTGAACGGGTCGTATGCTTGGTTTGGTAAGTTCTTAAAGAACGGGTTCAAAACCGGATTCTTAGCAATAGATGCAGGAGCACCACCGTTGGCATATATAACCGCTTCATATTCGAACGATATATCAACCACATGAGCTTCTGAGTGTTCGTAGTCAAACCCATCAGGATCGAATGACGAAATCTTTGGGTTTATCAGATCATATTGAACGTATTCACCAGCATATACTTGATAGCATTCAATCTTATCGAAGAAATAAGCAGTTGAATTAATACTGGCAACAACATCAGTGTTTAGTTGTGGTGAAAAACCAAAACCATTGGCACCACCAACGTATTGTGGGGCCGTGATATCATAAGACCAATTAGAACCGGTAGATTGACGAAAGTCACCAAAATAGAAATTGGAGTATTCGCTCCACATTTGCATAACTGATGCATCAGTGGTGTCGTAGAACGACATTTTGACTGGACTGTATTTGATACCTGTTTGAACCAATCTCTTTTTATTGTATTGATTGAGCTCTTGAACTGTTGGTTGAAGTTTTGGTCTATCGGCTGATCGAACTGCAAACGTCAAACCGTTAGTCCATGCTTTTCCGCCAGCACCATTGGCGCGGACAAATCGAACCATAAACAAAAAACGGGGGCGTGGTGCCCCCGCAAAATTGTTGGCCGATGCGTTAAATGCCTGAGTATCTAAACCAAATGCCGTTACTGCATAGTTATTTGGTTCGACAATAATCGGGTTGCCGTATTGGTCAGTTTTATTAGCAGCCATTCAATTAACCGATCATTGAACCAGTCAGCAATTGAACAGTTGTTGGCATCAAACCGCCGCTCTGTGTTGCATTGTCATAGCGAATTGTCATTGAAATAGCCATAACTTCGGAACTTGCGTAATCGAAATCATCGTATTCAGTGCTTGACAAGAAACAGCCTTCCAGATACCACTGTTCCAACACAGTGTCATCGCCGCCATCGAGAGTCTCGATGTACATGTTGAACTTGTAGTTCACACCAGCGACCGCACTAGTTTGGTCAAAGTGGTTCATCTGCTTCTGCAGTTGGTAGCCGACGATTGTTGACATTGAGTTAGTAATGTCATCGCGCACCTTAAGGTTGATGGTTTCCCATACTGCCTTACCTGCGAAATATGCTGTTGAGTTGTATGAATCAACCTTGACAGGCTCTTGCGAAGCCTTAGGACGACCAACAGTCATGACCTGTTGTGTCAGTTCAAGACCACCTTGCAGTGGTCCAAAGTTAATTACTCGAACTCGGAATTTATACTTAGTCTTTGGCTGGAGAAGGCCGCCTCGGCCAGCACCGCTGCCGAGTGGCACGCCAAAGCGTGATAATGTTGAAGACATATCGTTCCTCCGAAATGGATATCCAATTCGTATTTATTGAAGAACGATATAGACGCTGTTAATAGATGAATATCTATTAGGAATAAGTGAAACACACCACCCCTATATGTACATATAGGGCAACTGTTCGGGTTGGCCGGATAGACTGGTGTGGTTTCGTATCCTAGTCGACTAAACATGTAAAATCATGTTTGTTTCACTCTCTCTCGGAGCTACCCGAGTCTTACCCTTGCACGCACTGCTTATGCGTAACCCAGTCACTAAGAGGAAACTTTATGGGTTCAGGAGACTTAACTCCTATCGTCGAACTAGCTTTGCAGCTATAACCAATATAACAACCTATCGGTTGCCAATCAATATTATTTTAATTTTGTTATTTCAATTGCAGCTTCGTGCGTCCTACGTTGTACTGAACCAAAAACATGTTCACAACTGGCTGGAAAGAAAAAATAGGTTCGAGTAATTCGTTGTGGACGGCGTTTGGGTCCGTACTTTTGTATTTGTGATAGCGTGGGGGCTTTTCCCCTTAATGATCGCCACATAGCCCTTGTATGATAATAACCGTTATTCAATAAAATACCACAAAAACGTTGATACGCCAAGTAGTGATTTTCCGCGTTTATCAAATACACTTTGTCGCCAAAAGGACCATTGTGTATCCGAACTTTATAATTACGTTCTTGTTTCATAATTCCAATGATAAAAGCTCCGCCAATCTTTTACAATTGGCGGAGCTTGTTATTTTACTACTTTGACCATTAAGCGGACAATGTAGCACCAGTGTTAAGGATACGCACTGGTAAGTAGATAAATTCAATCGACTTAACTGGCTGGATCAAAATATCAGCCCACAACTCGTTAGCATCAACGCGATCTGGCGTGTTATTACTTGAATCACAAACAACAGCAAAGTCAGTCAATGCTTGTAGACCAACCAGACCGCTCAAGAAACGCGACAAGGTTACCTGGAAAGCACTTTGCGTTTGCAAGTCATTTTGTTCAAACAAGAATGGCTTAGCCAGCAAATCCAATTGGTAACGCAAGTAGTTACACAGACGAGCAACGTTCACTCGATCAGTAGCTTCTGCGATTGGATTCAGGGTCTTCTGACCATAAACGACCAATCCACGTCCTGGAATGTACGCGATTGGATTAATGCTGTTTTCATACAGCACGTCACGTTGACCTGGATTCAGAATAACCGTTTGGTATTCTTCAGATGCATTAATGTAACCAACTGATGTTGCATTAGATACCAAACCACGAGTGTAACCAGCTGGAGCAAACCACGGATAAGCGATCTGATCGTTAAACGCATATGTGTACAGTGCAATTGTTGATGGTGGAACCACAACATTTGAACCATCTACGTTTGTACTGAAGCCCCAAGGGTAGTAAAGACCAATGTTGGAGTCGTGTGTTACCAGACCGGAATCACCATCAGTTGCAACGTTGTTAGCATTGGTTGCCCAGTTACCAACAGTTGTCGCATCTGGCGATAGACGCGCAGGGGTATCACCAATAATAAACGCCACTTCCTTACAATCAACATTCAATGACACCATATCGCTAAGCAATTCGGTGTATCCTGGACAAGCGATCAAGTTGAAGTAAACAATTTCAGAACGGATGTCTTGGTTGCTTACAAATTGTGAAGCCAAAGCTTTCACAATCATTTGACGCTGCGCCTTACGTCCCATGAATGGGGCACCGGTAACATCATTGCCAGAAGCAGTAACCCAACGACCAGCAGTAGTCAAAGCTGGAAACTCGTACGGAGCTAAGTCAGTTTGACCAGCAAAATCACCAACGTTATACGCTTGAAGCGTAAAGTTTGTGTTTGGATCAAAACCACCAGGCAAGAACCAGTTTGGCTGCCATTGCTTAACATTCAATGTACTGTAGCGTGTGTTGAACAGCAACGTGCCACGTGGGTACAATGTTGGAGCTGGCGCATCTGGGTCAACATAATTCGAATGGACCAAATCAAGCGTCAATGTTGAATAGTTGATATAACCACTAGCAGCAGTAGCATAAGCAGGACCACTGTCTTGACGTGCGTCGAGGAACACGATACCATTTTCTGTCGTTTGATCAGTATTATCAATCAAAGTCCAGGTTTGCGAAGCCGCTGTGTAACGGTACAAGCTTGGGTAATTCTCAGTATCTGATGAGTCAAGCCAAATGTCGTTATCAACCAATGCACCACCAAGACTTTGTGTCAATGGAGCTGAACCAGCAATAATAACGCCGTTTGAATCGGTATTTGGGTAGATATTACGGTAGCCATACCAGTCTTCACTGTCGGTCACCATGATATCAACTTGATTTTGGTTGTTGTACCACAACGTTCCAGCCGCTGGTGCGGTTGTTGGTGTCGTTGGTGATGCTTCGTAACTCAAATCAGTCCAAATTGTACCATTGTAGATGCGAAGATCGGTTGTTGCCGTATCATTACTATCAATATCGTACATAACGTAGATAGAATTGGTTGTAGGTGCGCCATTTGCGGCGGCCGTTGCCAAAGTATCGTTATTGTAGAAAGGAGCGGTAACAATTGCCCAAGTACCTGTAGTTGCGCTGTATGTCTTTACAACATAGTTGGCACCACTGTTTGGTGTAGTTGTCTTGATCCAGATATCACCCTGTGTACTTCCTTGGGGAATCTTTGTATGTGGAGCAAAAGTCAACTGTACGCCCTTGTATGTACTGGCAGTCAATCCCAAGCTAGTCAAACCAGCACCAGAAACGCTGTCACTCAATACAATACTTTGAGTATAGTTCAATACCAAACGACCACCAGTAGCAGTTGCCTGAACTACCGTGCTCCACAATGCATTGGAAGTAACATTGGAACCAGCGGCTGCTGCGTTGATGTTGGAAACTATAGTTGCCAGCGAATCACCCACAGTAACCGTAACATCGATCATAGTGGATGGATTTGAAGCCAATGCGATTGTCAGAATACAAGTAGTAGTTGCAGCGGTAATTACCGTAGAACTGCGGATAATATTCTTAGCAAATTGCCATGAACTTGAACCGATAAGATACCAGCTATTAAC